AAAACAAGAGATTCTGATATAAAATTTTTTGATGATAGTTTTGTTTATGATTTGCTTATGCCTTTTTTTGAAATAGCTAATAAAAAAGCTGGGTGGAATTTTAAATATGACTGGTGTGAATCAGTTCAATACACAAAGTATGGAAAAAACCAACATTATGGTTGGCATATAGATATGCCGGATAAAGTATATGAGATGAAAAACCCTAATTTCAACAAAAAAACAAGAAAATTAAGTTGTACTTTACTTTTAAATGATAGTTCAAAATATACAGGTGGTAAATTTCAAATTGATTTTAGAAGCCATAGAGAAAAAGAAAATATAATTCAAATTAAAGAATTACAAGATGAAGGTGACTTGCTTATATTTCCATCTTACTTATGGCATAGAGTTACACCAGTCACTAAAGGTATTCGTAAAAGTTTAGTCGCTTGGGTAATAGGTCCACAGTTTTCATGACATTTAAAAAAAATAATTACATTATTGTTAAAAATGCAGTTCCAAAAATAGTGGCTTATGTTGCTTATCATTATTTATTATTAAAAAGAGAGGTTTATCTTAAACATATAGAACACGGTAAAACTATAGAACATTTTGGTGTCATGGGTGACCCTGTTGCGGGAAATACTTATTGTCATTATTCTGACATTTTGATGGAAACTCTTCTTCTTGAAATGTTGCCTACAATGCAAAAAAAAACAAAACTAGATTTAATACCAACATATAGTTATTGTAGAATTTATAAAAATGGAGATACTTTAAGAAGACATAAGGATAGACCAAGTTGTGCAGTTTCTACTACTATTAAATTAGGGGGAGACTCTTGGCCAATATTTTTAGAACCCTCTGGACTTAAAGGAAAAAAAGGTAAAAAAATAAAACTTGAAACTGGCGATATGCTTATATATGATGGTGAAAAACTAGAACATTGGAGAGAAGAGTTTAAAGGACAAGAGTGTGCACAAGTTTTTTTACATTATACAGAAAAAAAGAACAAAGATTTATTGTTCGATACAAGGCCAATCGCGGGATTGCCTATAAATTTTAGAGGTAAGATAAATGGGAATAAGTAAAAATAAAAAATACAATCAAAAAATACATAAACATAATCACCTACACCCTCAAATACAAAGTCATTTTTTAACACCAATATTTTTTAATGAATATGCTGGAATATCAAAAGAGTTAGATATACGTAATAGTAAGTACTATCTTCCAAAAGGAGGACAAGTAATTAATTTACAAAAGGATCCTTTTTTTAAAAGTCTCATTGATAAAATTAAAATATCTGTAAAGTTTATAGCTGAACATTGGTATAAAGCTAAAAAAGGTTATAAGGTAGATGTTGTCTCTTTATGGGTAAATTCAAACGAATCAAATCAGTACCATGCACCTCATAACCATACTAATACTTTTATGAGTGGTGTTATAATGTTAGACGGCGTTGTTGATAAAAATGATTATCCTAGTTTAAGATTTTTAAGACCTTATGCAAATCCAATAATGCCTCAAGTAGAAAAATTTAATGAATTAAATTCTAACGTTTTACACTTTAAATGTGAAAAAGATTGTGCAGCTTTTTTTCCATCTTATCTTTATCATTTTGTAGGTGTTAACAAAAATAAAAAACCAAGAATATCTATTGCTTTCGATACTGTCCTTAGGGGTAAATACGGTGAAGTTGGCCCAGAAGGACAAACTGTTGGAGATTTTAAAATTTAGTGTGGATTCGTCCTTTTAATAACCATAAAATAGTAAAAGATAAATTATTAAAAGCAATTAATAATATACCTAAATCACCTATTAATCAAAGTGTAGACAATAAAATATCACACACCGATTTTTATTTACCTGGAAACATAAGACGAGAGTATTTAGATATTTTTTACGATAGTATAAGACAACATATGATTATGTTATGTAAGGATTTTCATTCTCAAAATTGGAATATTTTTTCTGCATGGTTTCAACAATATTATCAAGGAGATACTCACGGATGGCATAATCACGGAGAATCACAATTTGCAGGTGTTTATTATCTAGAAATGCCTAATAAATCTATGACAACTGAATTTTTAGATGGATCTAAAATAAAAGCAAAAGAGGGGGATATAATAATATTTCCATCCTATAAATACCATAGGTCTAAAAAAAATAATTCTAAAAAAAGAAAGACTGTTATAGCTTTTAACCTTTCCTTTGATGTATGGGACGGCCAAATACCATAGATTAATAATGCTTGCGATGATATAATACTGCCATGCCATTAACAAAAGTACAATTTGCACCAGGATTTAACAAACAAGCATCAAGCTCAGGGGCTGAAAACCAATGGGTCGATGGAGACTTTGTTAGATTTAGGTATGGAATGCCTGAAAAAATAGGTGGTTGGCGAGAAATAATGGATAGACAGCTTGTTGGAGCTGCAAGAGCTTCACACAGTTGGGCTGATTTAGACGGTAGAAGATACATAGCTTTTGGTACTAATAAGATTTTATATGTTTATGATGGGGACGATTTCTATGACGTTACTCCCTTCAATGCTTCATTAGTTAGAACGGGATCTAACATTACTACGACTAATGGATCAAGAACAGTTACTATTACAACAACCACGGCACATAACCTTCAACCTGGGGATATTTTAACTTTTGAAAACGCAGGATCATTTAACGCAGGACAAACAGGGTACGTTGCTTCAGACTTCGATGACGTTTTATTTGAAGTTCAACTTGCTCCAACAACAACTACATTTACAATTTTAATGCCTTCTGCTGAAACAGGATCAGGAACGACAAACAACGGCACCTTAGATACAAAACCTTATTATCAAATTGGTCCTTTACAACAAGCATTTGGATATGGTTGGGGCACAGCCTTATGGGGAGGATCTACTTGGGGTACACCTAGAACTACTTCTTCAGCTATTTTAGATCCAGGAACTTGGTCATTAGATAATTATGGTGAACTATTAATTGCGACCATTAAGAATGGTGAAACTTTTTCTTGGAATCCTAATACAGGTGTTACCACAAGAGCGACTGTATTATCTGGAGCTCCTACAAAATCAGTGATGAGCATGGTATCTGATAGAGATAGACATTTAATAATATTAGGAACTGAAACCACAATTGGTTCAACAGTAACTCAAGATAAAATGTTTATAAGATTTTCGGATCAAGAATCTTTAACTGATTACGCAGCAACCTCTATAAATACAGCAGGGTCTTTCAGAATAGATAGTGGTACTAAAATTGTAGGCGCTGCTAAAGGAAAAGACTATATATTAATACTAACTGATACGTCGGCCTACCTGATGCAGTTTGTTGGTCCACCTTTTACATTTAGTATAAGACAAGTAGGCTCTAATTGTGGTTGCATGGGTCAACATTCAATTGTGTATGCAAACGGGGCTGTTTATTGGATGTCCGATTCAGGAGGGTTTTTTGTTTTTGATGGTACAGTAAAATCATTAGGTTCACTTGTAGAAGACTTTGTATTTCAAACTAACGACGGAGCTCCAGGTTTTAATTTTGCAAGTGGATCTGAGCTTACAGCTGTAGCTCATAATAGTCTTTTTTCAGAAATTACTTGGTTTTATGTTACATCAAACTCAACTTTAGTTAATAGGTCAGTGACTTATAATTATGCTGAACAAACTTGGACAACTGGTACCCTTGCTAGAACAAGTTATGAAGACGCTCATGTCTTTGCAGATCCAATTGCGACTGAGTTTTCTACTAGTCTTGCACCATCTACTCCGACAATTCAAGGAGTTTCTAATGGTGCATCAAGAGTGTTTGATCAAGAGATTGGTACAAACCAAGTGTTAGCTGATGGCACTACAACTGCTATTCCAGCATTTATTAAATCAGGAGATTTTGATTTAGATTCCCAGGGTGACGGTGAGTATTTTATTAAAGTTAGAAGATTTATTCCAGATTTTAAATATTTAAATGGTAATGCAAAAGTAACTCTTGAATTGAGAGACTACCCAGCAAATATTCAAGTAGGTTCACCACTAGGACCATTTACAATTACCTCATCTACAGATAAAGTAGACACGAGAGCAAGAGCAAGACTTGCTGCAGTAAAAATAGAAAATGATGGAAAAAATGAAAGTTGGAGATTTGGTCAATTTAGATTTGATATACAACCTGATGGAAGAAGATAATGGCTAAAACACAAGTATTTTTACCTGAACCACCACAAGAGTTTAGCTCTGATGCTTTTAGACAAATAAATTTAGCGTTAGAAACTTTACAAAACCAATTAAACACAAGTTTTCAACAGGACTTGAAAAACGAACAAGATTCATTTAATTATTTCATGCAATGACAATAAGGTATAAAAGCGAAACATTTGATTTAACTACAACTAACGTTACACCTATATTAACGTGTCCTAGTGATGCAACTATTATTGTAAAAAGCTTACAAGCTGTACATGATACTTCAAGTAATGTGGATACTCATGCTTTATTAACAAAATCAGGTGGGTCTGCAATTAAGATTGCATACGAAGAATTAAATAAAGCAACTGTGAATATGGTCAAAGGGTCTTTAAATCTTGAAGCCAGTGATGTTTTATCAATGCAAGCAGGTTCAGCAAATGAAATTACAGGAGTTGTAAGTTACGCCTTAATAGATCGTTCACAGGAAAATGGCTAGAAAATTTAGAGATTTTGTAGAAAGACCAAAACCTAGGAAGAGACCTAGACGTCACACTAAGAGTCTTAACAAAAATAAAAAAAGGTGTTATAAGAAGTACAACCGACAAGGACGTTAATGACAGAAAAACAAAAAACAATAATAGTAAATGGTGAAGAAGTACCAGTTATACCTGCAAAAGCAGTTGAGGAAGTAAAAAATAAAAGAACAGGCGCGGTCTATACATCTAAAGAAGAGTTTGATGCTGATGTAGCAAATAGTGATACAGATACTGTGGCTGAGGATTTACAAATAAATCAAAAAATAACAGTTGCATCTCTTTCAGTTTTTGGTAAAACCAAAAAATAATGCAACCAGCGGGTGGTACAGAAATACAACTAAGTTATCTTAAAAAACATGTTGACGAAGGTGTGTTCAATTCAGTTCAAATAACTACTTCGATACCTGAGAAAGAACCTTTAGATCCTGTTAAGCCAAATATACTTTGGTTAAAAAATTCATACGATCAACCAAACTTAGCTCCTTGGTTTCAAAATAAGGATAATCATTCTAAATATGATTGGTATGTTTTCAATTCTCATTGGAGTTTTGAAAAATATAGATACTTTTTTAAGATACCTGAAGACAGATGTACGGTCATAAAAAACGCAATCGACTATGACGAGTTACAATTAAAAAAAGATTTTAGTCCAAGAACAAAATTGAAGATGTGTTATATTTCAACTCCATGGAGAGGGCTTGAAGTAGCTCTAGCTGCCATGGAATCTTTACAAGAAAGAGATCCAGACATCACATTAGATGTGTATTCAAGTACAATTATTTATGGTCAACAATTCAAAGAACATCATGATAAAGAGTATGAAGCTTTATATCAAAAGGCAAAAGACTTACCTAATGTAAATTATATGGGTTACTGCGATCATAGAAGTTTGATGTTCAAACTTAAAGATTATGATGTTAATTGTTTTCCAAGTATTTGGGAAGAAACATTTTGTATATCTGCTATGGAATCATTAGCAGCGGGTCAATTACTTATAACCACGGATCTCGGTGCAATACCAGAAACTTGTGCAGAGTTCCCAATATATATACCTTTCACACAGAACAAAGCTAAACTAGCAAAACAAGTGGCAGAATGTTGCGTTGAAGCAAAAAGAATTCTTAGTAACGATCTTACAAATGTATTTAGATTTCAACAAGAATATTATAAACGATTTTATGATTGGAAAAACATGGGTAAAAATTGGGAGAACTTTTTAAAAGGAGTAATACATGTCAAAAGAAACAAATAAAAATCATATAATGATATGTACGCCTGTTCATTCAGATGTATCAATACACTTTATGAGGGCATGTCTAGATCTTCAAAAGGAATGTGTTCTAAATAAAATACAAATTACATTTCAGCTGATGAAATCATCATTGGTTACACAAGGGAGAAACTTATTGGCTTCTGCTTTTATGAACTCAGATGCAGAGTATATGTTATTTATTGATTCAGATGTAGAATTTAGTACAAGATCTGTGCTTAGATTAATGAAATCTCCTCATGAAATATCTTTGATACCATATCCTATTAAACAGAAGACAGATGCTAAGTTTAGAAAAGATTTTGAGACAAGACCTGATGATGACATAAATAGTATGGGTCATTTGTTTCCAATTGAGATACCAGACATAAAAGATATTAGACCTGTGGATGGGTACATAGAAGTAATCAAAGGACCAACAGGTATGATGATGATAAAAAAGTCTGCGTTTGACAAGCTAAAAGAACATTACAAAGAACTTATTATTAAGCAAAAGACACTTATGAATGGTGAGCTTATAGATAGACCTAATTATTATAATTTTTTTGATACATATTGGAGTCCTTCAAAGAAAACTTATATGGGAGAAGACTTCTATTTCTGTCAGCTTTGGAGAGCAATCGGAGGTAAAATTTTTGCCTTATGTGACGAAGAAATAAGCCATATCGGAGAATACAAGTATACAGGTAAAGTCAAGGACGAGTTCTATAAAATTGACTGATATTGAAGAATAGCTATATATAAGTTAAAATACCATAATAACTAGTTAAAAATATTATGGATCCAGTAACAATAGCATTAGCAACTTTCGGTATACAAAAGCTTAGAGGTAAATCTACTAAAAGAGCCTTTAGAGATGCAGCAATTGCAGGAACTTTAGGACAAGTTGGTGGTATGGCAGGTATTAAAGGTTTGAGTGCTTTTGGGCAAACATCACTACCTGGAATGACAGGAACCTTTATCGGTGGTCAAGGTACTCCTTTTTTACAACAACTTGGACAAACAACAGTAGGTAGTGGAATAAAAAGTTTATATGGGACACCACAACAACCAGAGGCTTTAGAAACAGCGCTTGACGTAGCTGGAAAAGACCAAGCTAAAATTAAAGCAGCTCAAGAAATGTATGGAGGATCAGGCTTTGCAAGTTTTAGTCCAGGAACAAAATTAGGTATAGGTGCAGCTGTCACCACTGCTTTAGCAGGTGACGAAGATCCTACAGAACTACCAGAAGGTACAAAACCTGAAGACTATGAAGAAGCGAAGAAAAGAGCAGATGAACAGCTTCAAGGAATTTTAAATAAGTATGATTATGAAGCAGATGCTGCAGGTATTACTCAATCTTCATCTCCATATAATTATGGTGGACCTGATTCTATGTACACTTTTCACAAAGGTGGTATTGCAGAAGTTAAGAAATTTAATGCAGGTGGTATAAATTATTTACCATCTATGACAGATCATGATAAAAATGATGTTAACAATTATGTAAGAGCTATGGGCTATGTAGAGGATGGTTCAGGAAACGGTGACAAAGATGAAGACACTATGTTAGCTCAGTTAGCAGATGGAGAATTCGTATCGAGAGCGGATGCAATTTTAGGAGCAGGTATCATGGAAGGTGCTAATCCTAAA